TGATTTTCCCCCCTGGATAATTAAGCCCCCGAACAAAGCACCGAGACAAATGTACCATGCGGAGCTGTTCGTGAAATTGTACTGCACCCCGGCAGCGTTCAGGGCATACTGCAATAACCGGTAGAACACGCTGTTGGTGTTCAGGGAGCTGATCGTCATCGGAAGCGCCGACGCCAGCTTCTCAATCAGCAGGCCAAAGAATTCACTCCTGTGAATCAGCTGGCTTGCATCCAGCGTCGCAGACACGTTACCCGTATTACTCATGGTCAGGTTCAGGGTCAAAAGTTCGCTTACCACAGTAGCGGATCCGTCTGCCGGCATATAGTCCGGATTTGTATCTAACATTACCGCGTAAAGGATTTCACCATCGTCCGGATCCGTAGCATACAAACCCATTTCTCTCATATAAAACCCGGTTTGCAGGTTTTCATTGGTAATAATACTCTTGACGATAACAACATTGGCATTGACACTGATGTCGGATATAGTCAGGTCCTTTTTCCTGGATACGAGGTCCGTCAGGTTCTGCAGATCCCCGGTAGCTGTTCCATCACCCAAGGCTACCTTCGTAAATACCAGATCTGTAAGTCCGGCGTTAACCTTAGCCTGTAACTCTGCTCCGACGTGCGTTAAAACAAATCCATTCCAATTAGCCATTTACATTTACCTCCAATTCCTTTTCTGTTATGACGGTTCCGCCCACATAAACTGATTTACTTATATATATCTGTTCTGATATATCACTGTTTATGGTAATTTCTTTTTCATTCATGGTGGCATTATTAAAGTTTATAAAGCCATCAACACTCCGGATAAACCGAATGTAGTCCAGCCAGGACCGTGTATTCTTGGACTGGTTGATTGCATCGACCAGCTTATTGATAATCGCAACATCCGGAATCGATGCGCCGATACCGGTCACCCGGAAATGATAGGGTTCCCCGTCATAGTCAAACCACTCTTCTGTATCGGCGGATTCAAAAACGGTAGCGACCATCTCCTCCACCGCGGCTGGTGTTCCTTTTCGCATATGCCACTTGATAGAGTTTTTAACCAGCGAGCGCTTTTCCTGCAGGCTCATCGAAGAGTCGTAGAAATCGACGTGGAACTGATATGCCAGATGATCCAGCAGCTCCGCCGAGAGGCTGTCGATATTAGGCAGCAGAAGAACCAGATCTGACCAGGCATTTATCTCCTGCAGTCTTTCGTCTATTGCCCTGGCAACGTCTACAGTGTTTTGCCTCTGAATCGATTCCGGCAGGTTTTCCGCGATTAAGTATGTGGAAATCTCTTTCATTCGTCCTCACTTCCCGCCATCGTTATCGTGATATCATCCGCAACGGCCAGCTGCACTTTGCTTACCGCGGTATAAACCGGGTATGTTATTACTACCCTTTTCACACCGGGAACATCCATAACCATTGACACCAGCTTCGACGGATTAATATCGCGCCCGATTACAGCTTTTTGCCAATCCACAAAATCATCGACCGCCTGGACAACTCCGCTCTGCACGCTTGTGAGGTCTGCGCCGGCTTTCACATAATATGACAGCTCAATATCATACGTTACGGCCTCAGGAGCAAGGACTTGCACATTGTCTGTCAGCGGCCGGATCTGTTTGTCCGACAGGTGCTCGCTTACCGCATCCAACAATTCAGTTCCGGGAATAACGCCCCCGGTCAGCAGAGGCCGGATTTCGACTACGCCCGGCGTGGGCGAATATACACAGACATCAGAAATCAAGCTGCTGACGGATTTAACGTGATACTTATATGCGCCATCCGGACCTGCGGTAGAGAACCGTTCCGGGGCCTCGTGCGCTCTTTCCCGGAAGGAATCGTCAGACTCGATATCGCTGCCGCCTTCGGACGTGGTTGTGTTGCTCATGGTTTGCACATAAGGTTCCCGGTCAACGATCTGGGAGATCTCCCCAGGCAAAAAGCCATTTCCTACATCACCCGTTTCTGTACAGGTGGCAGATACGCTTCCTGTGGTCGAGCCCGCTGGGATAGCCAGATCTGTATCCGTCGCAAAGTACACACCGTTTCCGGGAGACACGCGCGTGCCGGAAGGAATAATTGTTTCGGTAGCCCTGGCCGCGGACAGCGTAACCGCGATTGTCGTGGTGGCAGCTGCAGCAGGCAGCCGGTCTGTATCAACCAACGCGGCGACCTGATCCAAGATATCGCCGCTCGAGTATTTCAGCAGGTTTTGCTTTCCGGTGTAGTTAAGTTTGTTAAGCTGGATCACAATCACATTGGCAATCGCCAATATAAAGAGTCTTATGGGATCGCCCTTGGCCAACGTTCTGCCGGTAATGTTTTTATAGGATTCAAATAATGCGGCCTGCACCTTTTCCGGATCAGCATCCACAAAATCAATATCCTTCAGTTCGTCCAAAGTCATATACTCACCACCACTTCCACCCTAAGTTTTCCGGTTAAATCTGATTTACATCTTATGTTTTCGATACGCGCCCGGGGCTCATATCGTTTTACAGCCGTAAAAATTTCATTGGCCAGCTGCGCCTCCGCAACCGGCATGGGTTTGTCTACAACATCGCCGTCGATTCCGAAGGACCGGTCTAACGGTACGGACTGTTTTACCGTGTTAATTATGGTCCTGACGTTTTGGATCACTTCTTCCACTTCCGTAGAAGGCGCGAAATTCACAGCATAAACGTCAGCGGTACTGATTAAAGCATTGCTCATTTACGCCACCCCCTAACCAAACAAAGCGCCCACCGCTGTCCTGATCTGCGACATCAGATTTTCCTGGGCGCTCCCTTCGGCGTACTCTTTCAGGGTAACCGATGCCGTGATCTGCAGGGTGGCGCCGATTCCGGTATAAAAGCCATTACCCTCTGACAGGCTTTCCAGACGCCAAAGGTTTTGGCTGACCGGTCTTCCTGCAATAATCAGAGGAAAAACCTCTCCCGTGTCCCGCATCCTCCGAAGCCGTTTCAGTTCAGCGACCGGGTTTAATCCGTGCTGGCTGCTCAGAATAATCTTAAAAGTTATCTGTTCCAGATCCGGACCGACAAACTGGGACACAGGCTTTCTGCACATAACCGCATGGTCTGCCCACCGGGCGGATCCGTTCCTGCTCATGTCCGATATTGTCCGGAGCATGGAATCGGATGTCGTAAAGACAACGTCGCCCATATAGCCAATGTATGCCATTAGTCATCATCCTCCAATAAAAACATTACCGCTGCCCTGGGCTACGCTGCCCCCGCAGCTGACCGGGTCACCAATCCTTCCGGCGGCCCGCCCGTTAATGAAAACAGAAGAGCTGCCTGAAGCAATAACCCCACTGTGTGACGGATGCACTACGCAGCCATGCGGAACATAACTGTCCCCCACCCTGCCTGCGCCTCTTCCGTTAATGATTACATCAGGGCTGGCACTGTTAAGAGCGGTCGGCCCACAGGCATCGTGGCCGGTGTCTAAATCTCCTAATCTGGTAGCTGCCGGCATAATCTCACCTCGTTAATTGATATTAATCGTCGGAGCCGTTAACGTAATCGATGCCCCGGACTCAATGGATATAGCCCCGGAACACTTGATCTGCATACTCCCTTTGTGATCCAGCACCCGGACCGTATCTCCGCTGCCTCCAGGCACACTGTCCACATCGGAATAGACAGCGCCCAGGATAAAGCCGGCCGTGCTTCCTTTTCCGGAAGCGTTCGGCATAAGCAGGCAGACGACTTGGTCATCCACAGCCGGCAGCCAAAAATCCTTCGTTGTTTTGGTTCCTCGCTGCAGCACAAGGAGAGGCGCCGTAACCTTATTATTGTGATCCGGGAGTTTTACACGCGCCGTTCCGGTGCTGGCATCGATAGACGATACATACCCGGTCTGTATCAAGTTGGATATGAAATCCTTAGTATCCATTCAGGCACCTCCTGATATTAATACTGGTCGTGTACTCGGGCCTCAGTTCATGAGTGGCCTGAGTGATAATGTATTTTCCGTCGCATTTACCATAACCGGCAACCTGTACCACCATACCGGCCAGCAATGCCAGGCAGCCCTGACGTGTATATCTTCCCACAAACTCTTCACAATTCTTTTCTCTT